TTTATTATATCACAAGGATAATCATCAATGTATTCATCACAATTACAAACATCATCATGACCATGTAATGTACCTAATGAACATTCCCAATCACTCTCCATTATATAATTTATAGGAGAATATTGTTCAAGAACAGTTTCTTCAAGAATATAATATCTCTCTATACCATCGTAGTTGATAATATCATCTAAGAATGTATTAGCTAATTCTCGTGTTGTGAACATTTTTCTATTATATGGAGCATAATAATCATCTTTATAATGCTTCCAATGTGCTGTGTATATTTTCATGTTATTAAGGATTTAATTGATGTTCTTCTATTCTACACTCTTGTCTAATATAATCATACTCTGGATGAGCCAAAGAAGCTTGAAAATATGATTCATACAATTCATCTATCTTAGCAATAGCTAATTCATTAGATGTATATATTCCTTGTATAGATTCATACTTACTAGATGAATAATGTAATGGCTCCATTTCATTTATTGTAATAGAGTAAACTATGTATACTTTGTTCATGTTATTAAGGAATTAAAGATTATCTTGTTCAATATAATATTCAATACTATCAAGTGTTGTAATATGTAATGTTTCACCATTCTCATCCATTAGTTTTACATCAGTTTGATTGATGAGTTCTATTTGATATTCTACATCATTACTAAAATGATATACATTAATAGTAATTGATATAACCAATGCTATCAACACTAAGAAATAATAATTTGTTTTCATAATTGTTTATCATTAAGGAATTAGTTATTAAAAATGGCTCTTATCAGTACTGTTTCATCTTTACTGTTACTCGTTAACCTAATTATTTCATAGGACAACAGCATACCTGTAAAAGAGCCTGTTAATATTATTCTATATATAAAAAGATAAGAGATAAACAATAACAGATCTATCTTCAATAAGAGATTGAAGTTTGTTATAACATCTCTCTAATACTATTTGTTGTTCTATGGCAATTAGCTTTGATTCTATGTATTGTTTCATTGTTAATGCTATATATATTTCGTTAGTTGATTGATTTTGGTCATTGATGATTGTGCTTTGTTTATGTCCTTGTGTACTCACGTCAACACATTAACACTCCCAACAAACATACATTTATTGAAAGATTCTCAGTAATATCAACATCTCATTGCATTATTCTTATATAGTCTCCGTAAAAACTTATGAATAATGTAATAAGACATCAATACCTGTTATATAAAGTTGGATGTTGTGTTGGATTTTTTCACCCACCCAGACATCTCCACCCTTTATATATAAGAAAAACAGGGCTATTCAAGCCCTGCAAATTCTTCTGGATTAACCATAATGGTTGGTTTAAAGTTTTCAATAGTCATTGCTTCCAATGTTAATTGATTACGTCTAACACCAATCATTTTCTTGTAAGTTAAATAACCTACCATAGCAAGTTTACCTTCTTCATTAGGTTCAATCTTTAAACTTTCAACGCCTCCATTCTCAAGTTCTTTGTAGAAGGTGTCATCATTACTAATAAATACTTTACCTTCAAAAACATAACGACGATAAAATTTACCTTCCATTTTTGTTCCTGCTTTGTAAGGAAATAATTGTCCGTCACACTGAATCTCTGCTACTTCTGTAGCGTTTAATTTTTGAATTGCCATTTTGTTCTGTTTTAATGGTTTAGTGGGGGAGCACCCTGCTCACCCAAACAAAGGTGGAGTAGCGAATTGGAAGTGGTCAACAAACCCACACACACAACGGGGTTCTAAATTTTGAAAAAAATTTTTGAAAAAAAATTTGGTGGATATATATTTTATGTTCTACCTTTGGCTGGGTGGGTGGGTATGTCTATGTAAGAAGATAGTCTTTCATAATATAGCATAGGGATTTAAATATTTCTTTTGTAATGTATTGATTATAAGTTTTTATTATATATCTTTGTCTTTATAATGTCAAAACTAAATTATGAGTCCAACAAAGATTATAGTACAAAGACTAAAGAAAGAGACATATAGTGATATGGAATTAGCTATAAAGTATTATTCTATTCTATCTGCTATAAACACTCTTCATCTAACTGAAAGAGAAATTCAACTTATTTCTTTTACAGCTATTAAAGGAAACATTACATATGCTAATGTAAGAGAAGAATTCTGTAAGACATACAATACAACATCTCCTACGATTAATAACATTATTTCTAAGTTGAAGAAGATAGGTATATTTGTGAAGGAGAATGGAAAGGTGAAGGTGAATCCTGTCATTGTTATTGATTTCAAGAAAGATTTAATGTTAGATATAAAACTAGTACATGGAGAAACCACAATCAATGTCAATGAAGGAGTGGATTATCAAGAAGATGTCCATTAATATGGTGATATCAGAAAAGGTGATTGACGCTATTGTTGTACATCAATTTGATTCAGCTAATGATGCTTTGAATATACATAAGAGTGTAGAGATTTCTGGATTTGGAAAATTTTATTTTAATGATAAGAAAGCTCTTGCACAATATAATAAGTTATTAGCTATCAAGAAGGCATATGAAAGAATGCTTTCAGATGAGAACATTACAGCTACAAAAAAGAATGCTGTAGAATTTAAATTACAAATATTAGAATCTAGTATAAAGACACTAAAACCAAAAATCAATGAGTCTGAATCAAATGATCGAGGGATGGAAGAATCATCTTCTTCCTGAAGAAAGAAAAAGAGCTTTCATAGAACACGTTAGTTCTACAAGATTAGCTACATGTAACGAATGTGAAGAACATTCTTCTAATAAGAAAGAGTATAAGAGCTTAAGGCTAGATGCACATTGCACAAATTGTGGATGTACGTTAGCTGCAAAGACTAAATGTTTAACCTGTGAATGTCCATTAAAGAAATGGCTTCCACAACCAATGCCAGAAGACAATGGATCCACTACGTAAAATTCCTTTGGAAATGCTTATTCAAATTCTTCAAGAGCTCTACGATGGTGGAGCTGATTATGTTGATATATCAGGAGACACAGATGTTGATGGTGTTCCAAGAGATACAATTAAGATTACAGTGAAACCTGAATACATATCTGATATAGATGATGGTCTAACTTTAGAACAAGAACTAACTATGGAGTGGACAGAAGAAGATGATAGACCATCAGGTCTTTCTGACGAGGATATAAATGATTTAATATAATGGCAAAACCAAACTACTATAGCCAAATTACAAAAACGCTCAATCGTTTACAAAAGAGTTATCCAACATACAATATGGGAAGACATCTCTCAACAGCATTGTATGAATATAATGACCTTTGGGGTGTAAGTGATAAAGAGCTTCTTCTTGCTTTAGAGAAATATGAAATAGAGCTTAACATAGATTATCCACATGAAGATGAAGATGATTTAAAGAAGATAATAAAAGGTGGCATGAATTTAGAAAGAATGTTCCTTGAGGAAGACGAGGACTAATATTAATAAAAACCAACTACATAATGGAAAACACACACGAGTTGAAAACTGTACATGATCCTTTGTTTTGTAAAGAAGGAGATATTGCTTTTGTTTTAAATACAGAAAAAGAATATCAAAGTACAGAAGATAAATTTTATAACCCTGGAGATATACCAGCTTGTAATCCAGAAAACACTTGTGAAGTTATACAAGATTTTTTAGAAGAAGGTAGAGAAGATAAATTCTCTATATTTCGTAGCATACAAAGTGAATGTTATGATGAGATATATCAATGTCAAAATAGAATAGAATCTTATAAAAAGAAAATCAGAGCAGAGATAGATGATATAAAAGTGTATAGACAGAAGATAGATGAGTCGTTTAATGAATACATAAAATAATGGCAATAAAAAAAACTACATACATAAATACAGAACTTGATTGGGCTGAGGAACAGTTATCAAGCTGGAAACAATACGTTGATGCAAATCCTTTACATACATTAGAGGATAGAATCAAGTGGAAAGAAACCAAAGCTGGTGGAGCAATGCCTATGGTGATTGCATCTATTGAAGCACAGGGTAAGTTTGTACAAGAGACAATGAAAAACTATTTAGCTCTTCTTGAACAAGTTGAGAAACTACGTGAGAAAGAAGAAGCAAAGGTGGTGCCTGTAAGAGGTGGTGTTGAACTAGGAAGTATGGCAGAGGATTTCTTAAAAGGTAGAAAATAATGAACGGATTACAAAGTATTGATTACAAAGACTGGTTTATTAATCAGAAAAGAGTTCCCAGTAAGGATTCAGAAGAGTATAAAGAATTCTATGCTTTCCATAAACAATTATGTATGGATGGTTGTATGATGGGAGGCGTGTATATCAATCCTTTTTTATATTGGCATTTGAACTTCTGGAATACAGAGGTGGATGTTATAGATGATCGTGGTAGAATATCACAAAAATATGCCAATCCTTATCTACGTGATAATGAGTGGATTATAACAAATGAAATAGATAGAGCACATACAGAAAAGAAAGGCCTAGTAATTCTAGGAATCAGACGTTTAGCTAAGTCAGTAATTGAGAGTTCTTACATAGGTCTTGGAGCTACATTTGATGAAAACTCCCAGAACATTATTGCAGGATTGAATGCTCCCGATATAAAGCTTATCACAGATAAGATTGACAAAGGACTTAACTTCTTACCAGAAGCCTGGAGATGGCAGAGAGTAGAAGATAATTGGAAAAACCAAGTTACATTAGGAATCAAGACAAAAGCTGGAGAGAGAATACCGTTCTCTCAGATTCTTATTCGTAACTTAGATGGTGGTAACAATGAAGAGGCTATTGCAGGTACTAAGCCAAGAAGGCTTATTATTGATGAGATAGGTAAAGGTAACTTCTTAAGAGGTTTTCAAGCAGCTGTTCCTGGTTTTACAACACCATTTGGTTGGGGATGTAGCCCTATTCTTACAGGTACAGGTGGAGATATGCAGAATTTCATGGACGCAAAAAGCTTAATGTTTGATGTGGCCAATTTTAACTTCTTAGAATACAACAGTGCTAAGGATGAACAAAGAATCCATGGACTATTTATTTCACATAAATATAGAATGGAAGCTAAAGAGCCTTCCTCTTTAGGTGCTTTTTTAGAACAACCATTAGATTCAGATTTACATAATGTAAGTATGTTAGTTTCTAATGAAGAAACAGCAGACAAAATTACAAACGAAAATCTTGAGAGATTAAAGAAAGCTGGTGATAGACTAGCTTATTTAAAAGAAAAGATGTACTACCCACAAGAAGTGGATGATATATTCTTAAATGAGGATACAAACATATTTGATATTGAAGCAGCTAAACGTCAGAAATCCAGACTGTTAATGCAAGAAAGAACAGGAACACCTGTTGTTCTATATGATGATGGTCAAGGAGTAAAACATGAGTTTACAGATAAACTTCCTATATCAAATTTCCCTCTTAAGAATAGTGACATGAAAGATGCTCCTGTAGTGATATATGAGTTTCCTGTTGATAGTCCTCCATATGGATTATATGTAGCAGGAATTGACCCTTATAGACAAGGTAAGTCTGCATATTCAAGTTCATTAGGATCTGTCTATATATACAAACGTATGCATGCTATTTCTGGAGAGAAGTATCAAGATATGTTTGTGGCCAGCTATTGTGCTAGACCAGACAAGAAAGAAACATGGGAAGAACAAGCTAGATATCTAATTAAGTATTATAATGCTAGAGCTTTATGTGAGAATGATGAAATATCTTTCATAGACTATATGATAGCTAAAGGAGACTCACATTATTTAGAAAGACAACCAGATTGGTTAAAAGAAATAGTTCCAAACACCACTGTAAGAAGAGATTTTGGAATACATAGATCTTCTGAGAAAATACGAGACTTCTTACATGGAGCATTGAAGAAGTATACAGAAGAAGCTATACATGTAGAGAAAGATGAAGATGGAAACATTATATCAGAGATAAAAGGTATGTCAAAGATATTTGATCCTGTCTTGTTAGAAGAGATGATCCAATATAATGAACAAGGTAACTTTGACCGTATCATTGCTGCAGAGCTTGCAATAGCTTTAGCGATGAAACTAGATCCAATTATGGGAAAAATAGGTGGAGAGGAAGATGTAAGAATTAAATCAATGTTCACTAAGAACAAAAAGAATATGCTGTTCACAGAGAGCAGATCAATGTTTAACTCACCAAAAAATAAAATGTTTAGATAACATGGCAATAATTAGATATACAAAAGATGCAACAATCAGGTATGCATACTTAAACATCTTTCCTGATCAGTTTAAGACAGAGAAAGAAAAGCAAGACGAGAGTTGGATCAAAAACACAATGGACTATTTCTCCAACAAAGCATATGCTGAATATGTAAAGAATAGAGATACATTTGTTAAGAATTACGATCTTATGAAAGGCATTCTTCGTATGGAAGATTTCTATCAAGAACCAGAGGTGAGAAGCTTTACAGATGTGTTAACATCTGATTTAGAACTTCCTGCTTATGTAAAGATGTATTCTATTATCACCACTCCTGTAAATGAATTAGTAGGAGAAATCAGCAAAAGACCTGATGCATTTAGAGTGAAAGCTTTTGATGATGATAGTCAATCAGAAGAGTTACAGTTTAAAACAGATACATTACAACAATATGTAATGAGTCAAGCTAGACAACAAATCATGGCAAAAGCTGCTATGGAAGGAAATGAAATTCCTGAAGAAGAAATTGAACAAATGACAATGCAACAAGTTCAAGATCAGTTAGATAGCTACACGTCTGTTGCTGAAAAATGGGCAAACCACATTCTTACTTGTCAAAAAGCTGAATTCAATTTAAAAGAAAAATCAGAAGATGCATTCAGAGACATGCTTATTTCTGCTAGACAATTTTATCACATATATGAAGACAACTCGAAACTTGGTTTCAACATCGAAGTGGCTAACCCAAAGAACACCTGGTTTCTTACTACTCCTGATAGAAAATGGATATCTGATCCCACAGGTAGAGCTCAGGGAGCCTATGCTGCTGGTACAGTACAAGTTATGGAGCTTTCAGAGATCATTGAAAGCATACCAGATCTTACGAAAGAGGAAATCGATCACTTACGTTCATCGTTACAAGACTATGGATTAATCAATGTTAGAGAATCTAATCTTGGTAACCCAGATGCTATTCCTGGACAAGATTCTGTAATGTACGATACATTTGATCCTCTTGTTCTTCAGACACGTATGATTATAGAATCAGAAATGAAAGAGAACAATGATGGATTAAAAGACTTCTTAGGTCTTACTAATAACGTTAGTTCATTTGGTTATAAATATGTTGTTGTGCGTTCTTATTGGATTTCTAAAAGAAAGATAGGTAAGCTTATTTATATAGATGAGATGGGTAATGAACAATCTATGCTTGTTGATGAAACTTATAAATCAGGCACAATACCTACACAACAATCATTAGAATGGGGATGGATTAATGAATGGTATCAAGGAACTAAAATTGGACCAGACATCTATCACATTAAACCATTCAAGCTTTTAAATTATTGTCCTATTATAGGAACAACATATGAGGTGAAGAACACAGAAGCTAAAAGCTTAGTTGATCTTATGAAACCTTTCCAAGTGCTATATAACGTATGTATGAACCAATTGTACAAACTTCTTGAGAAAGAAGTGGGTAAGGTTCAACTTATGTCATTAAGACATATTCCTATTCCTAAAGATGGAGATGCACAAGATGCTCTTGACATATGGGAAATGGAAGCACGTAACAGAGGAGTGGTATTTATTGATGACTCTCCAGAAAACATGAAGAGTCCTAGTTCATTCAATCAGTTTACAGCTCTTGATCTTACACGTACGCAGGAGATACAATCTAGATATACATTAGCACAACAACTTAAAGCTGAGTGTTGGGAACTTGTAGGTATGTCTAGACAACGTATGGGATCTGTATCAGCATCAGAAAGTGCTACAGGTACTAACACTGCTATGCAACAAAGTTATTCTCAGACAGAGCCTCTGTTTGTGGCACATGAATATGTAATGGGACAATTGTACCAAGCTATTATAGATGCTGCTCTTTATGTAGAATCATCTAAGCCACAATCTACACTTTCATACATTACAAATGAAGGAGAAGCTGCTTTTGTACAAGTGAATGGGTCAGACCTTAAGTTCCGTGACTTGAAAGTGTTCTTAACTAATAGACCTGAAGATACACAAATGTTTAATGAGCTTCGTCAATTGGCACAACCTTTGATGCAGAATGGTGGTTCATTATACGATGTTATTGAGCTTTACAGCACTAAGTCTATGAGAGAAATGAAGAAAACATTCAAAGACCTTAGAGATCAACAACTTGCTCAACAACAACAAGCTCAACAACTTGAACAACAAAAAGTTGAACAACAAGCTCAGCAAGCACAAGCTCAAATGCAACAAGCTATTCAAATGAAACAAGCTGATCAAGCTCATGAGGATTACCAAAACGAACTTGATAGAATCAATAAAAAAGAAGTTGCTCTTATTAATGCATTAGGTAGAAATGAAAATGCAGCAGCAGATGTTGATAATTCAGGAGTGGCTGATGCTTTAGAAGTTAGTAAATTATCAAATGATCAATCTAAAGCTGCTCAAGCATATCAATTGAAAATGCAAGAGATACAAGTTAAATCAAAAGAATCTAGCGATAAGAAGCAAATAGAAATGGAGAAAATTGCTGTAGCTAGAGAGAATATGGCAAACGATCTTGCTGTTGCTAAAGAGAACGCAAAGGGTAGAAATAACAAAAAAGGTTAAAAAAGTTGCCCCTCTTCGGAGGGGTAAATAATATTAATGCTATATTATCTGGAAAATTGGATCACATTGATGTATATTCCTTTGATATTAAAAACTCTTATTATACTTTTACATAATAAACCAAACATAAATACAACTACATATGGCTGATAATTTAGAAACTATGGGTAACTTTAGTATTCAAGATACTATGGAAATGGGTATGGGTAACCAAGAATTGCTTCAAGGATTATTCGAACCTGAGACAGCATCTTCTAATCCAGATGATGTTCAACCTATTATTAAAAACGCAGATGCTCCTGCTGCACCAGATGCACCAGCAGTACCAAAAGGTAAGGACATTGTTCCTCCTAAAAGCGTTGATGGTAAAACAGATGAAGAAAAACAAGAAGGACAATCAATGATTTCTGATTTCTTGAGTGATTCTGAAGATGATGATGAAGATGATACACCTGCTCCAGCAAAACCTGCAAAAGCTACAGAAGCTGCTGCTGATGGAGATGAGGATGAACCACAAGGTACACAATTCACTGCTCTTGCAAACGATCTTTATAAATTAGGAGTGTTCACTTCTGATGAAGATGAAGATCAAGAACCAATCTCCACTGCAGAAGAGTTCTTAGAACGATTCAATGAAGAAAAGAAGAAAGGTGCAATTGAAACAGTTAATAATTTCATAGGACAATTTGGAGAAGATTATCAACAAGCATTTGAAGCCATATTTGTAAAAGGAGTTAATCCTAAAGAGTATTTTGGAACTTACAATCAAGTAGTTAGTTTTGCTGAAATGGATCTTAGTGATGAAGATAATCAAGCAAGAGTAGTGAGACAAGCATTATTAGATCAAGGATTTGATAATGAAGATATTGATACAGAGATTGAAAGATTTAAAAATTATGGTGATCTTGAAAGCGTAGCTACTAAACATCACAAGGTGTTAGTTAAAAAAGAAGCAGTTAAGTTGCAACAAATGGAAGTTAAGGCTGAACAAGAATTACAACAAAAAGCACAAATTAGAAATCAATATATTAAGAACGTTCAAGACATTCTTAATGATAAAATAAAATCAAAAGAGTTTGATGGTATTCCTATCAATCCAACATTAGCAGGCGAACTACAAGACTTCTTATTAGTTGATAAGTGGAAAACTCCTACAGGAGAAACTCTTACAGACTTTGATCGTGCTATTCTGGATATGAAAAGACCAGAGAATCATGTAATGAAAGTTAAGTTAGGGCTTATCATGAAGATGTTAGAAAAAGATCCTACATTATCAACTATACAAAAAACAGGTGTGACTAAAAAGTCTAACGAGTTATTTGGAGAAGTTGCAAGACAAGTAACTAAAGTTAAATCAACTGGAGCTACTGGTTCAAAATCTAATCCTAATTCATGGTTCTTATAACAAAACAAATTAATAATTAACAAAAAAACGAATAAACAATGGCAATTCAAACTATCCCTGGGTTAACAGGTTTTACTTATGCTCGTGTTGCGTCTATGGACAAACGTGCAGTAGGGAAACTTACAGACTCAAATCACTTAGAGAGTTTTCACTCGACTGAGCCTGCAGATTATGATAAAAAGATTATCTCTTTATATACTCAGAGCTCGTTGTACAGTAATGACTTCTTAGACATGATCAACAAAAGCACACCTTATTACATTGATAATAATAGTGATGCTTGGAAATGGCAAGTAGCTGTTCCTTACAAGTTCCCAAAAATTATTGACATTCCTTCTACCACACAAGATTTAATTACGTCTGGTAAAACAGGTATCGATGGTCAAGAATTCACTTTAGTATTAGATACTAATGAATTCTCTAAAAATGCTATTGTTTCTGTAGGTACACGTCAATATGGTCCTAGATTCTACGTAATCAAAGATCCTGTGCCTTGGAACATGGGTTACTTATACACATTCACATTAGTAACTGACAACCCAGTTGTTGATTATGTAAATCCTATCTTTTTACAATATGGTGTTGAGCTAGAATTAGTTGACGCTGCTATTGGTGAGTTTGATCAAGACTTATTAGGTCTTCCTAGATTAGGTGAGCAAATCACTATGTTTGAATCTTTAGGTTCTGCATATGGATATGAGCACAAAATCACTGAATGGGCTGATGACAAAATGATGAGAGATGCTTCTGGTAAACCATTAGACATTTTAGTATATGCTCCACAAAGACGTAACCAATTACCTTTAACTCGTAATGATGTTAAATGGGAACCGTTCATCGAATTCTGGATGCGTAAATCAATGTTAGAATTGAAAGTTAAACGTATGATTTGGGCTAAGCCTGGTACAGTTAAAACTAACGGTTCTAAACAAGAATTGAAACGTACATCTGCTGGTGTTTACCACAGAATGAGAAACAATGGTAACTTAGTACAATACAACAGAGGTGAGTTCTCTGCTAACTTAATCCGTTCAGTATTTGGAGATTTATTCTACAGACGTGTGGATGTAAAAGATAGAAGTGTTAAAATGTACACTAACGAGGCTGGTTTTGACGTGTTCCAACAAGCTTTGAAAAATGATGCATTAAACTCTGGATTAACTTTCATGGCAGATTCTGGAAACAGATATATGCAAGGTGAAGGACAACATATCACTTACAACTTTGCATTTGATGCAATGGTAACTCGTGAGACTGGTAGAGTTGAATTGATCCACTTAAAAGAATTAGATTTACCTCAAACTAACTTAGAGTTTGGACAAAACAAAAAATCTACTCCAGTATTTATGGTGTTTGATGTTTCTCCAATGTCTGATGGTTCAATGGTAAACAATATTAGAGAAGTGAGAATGAAAGGTGCTCCTTCTATGACATGGGGTTATATTGATGGTACTCGTCACCACTTAGGTTTTGCTAAATCTCAAGGTATGAGTTCTGCTAATAAATTCCCAGGATACGAAATCTGGATGAAAGACAGATGTGATGTATTTATTGAAGACTTATCTAGAACTGTGTTGATTGAGGAAATGCCACAATTCTAATAAAAATAATAGTAGTTACTACGCCAAGAAGAATAATCACTTTTACTAGTTGTAGGCGTACCAGAGTAACTCTTTTATTCGAGAAGAATCCCCTCAACTCCTCTCCCTCCTACGAGGGGATGATTCTCAAACCTAGTGCCCTATTATACATTCTGCTATAACTGAGCACTTTAAAAAATAAACAAGAGTGATGGATTGGGATTTCCCAGTCGCATTCCCTTCAATGGGAACACTCTACAAATTAAACCAAATATTATTAAATAACTACATTATGGGTAAAACAGGCAAAATTTCTACTATTAAGAGAGAATATAATAGTTCTCAGTTACAAACAATGGATAGTGGGTTAGCACAAAAAGGAATGACAAGAATCCCTGGAACAGGTGTATTCAAATATCCTTATAAGGAATTAGATGGTAAGTATAGAACAGGACTTGATCCAGATGCTGCTTACATTAGACGTATCAAAGATGATACTGAAAGAGAACTTGAAGTTGAAAGAGTAACTGCTCTTAGAGCAAAACTTGAGAGTGAAATAGGTGATATTGACTTAGGACCACGTTCTAAATTTTGGAACTATGGATTGTCATTATCTCCAGATGATCAAACTCACGTACAAGCAGTTAAATTAATGGATGGTGATAACTATTTTGATTTATCAAATGCTTTCCAAGAAATAGCCTTTTCATGGTTGAGAGTACATCCAACTATTGCATCTTCTCACCAAGCATGGGAAAGAGGAGAATATCCAGCAGAAACACAGTTTTATGTTGTTGATGATGAGATTGAGAATGCAGTGATCTTCAAGAAAAAACAATTGATCAACAAAGCAATTGTTAAGTTTGATTCTATGACTCCTGAGAAAAAACGTAAAGTTGCAAGACTATTAGGTCTTCCAGTATCAGAAGATTCAAAAGAAGAAGTGGTGTATAACTTAGTAGATAATGTATTGAAACAAACTGAATTCAAGAATGGTAAATATTCAGGATTAAATCCAGTTGAAGTGTTCAATAGATTTGCTGACATGAAAGAGAGTTTACTCCATATTAAAGATTTAGTAAAACAAGCTGTTGCACATTCTATCTACAGAATCAAACCTAACGGTAAGGTTTATGAAGGAGAGTTTGAAATAGCTAAAGATGAAGAAGATTTAATTAAATTCCTTGCTGATGATGATAACCAAGATGAGTTATTAGTATTAGAAGGCAAATTAAAAACTAAAAAACTAGCTTCTATTTAAGAGGCTAGTTTTATAAATATAAAAGAATATGATACCAGTAGATAGTTTATTATATAAGATCGATCAGAAACTAAATAAGCTATCAACTAATGAGCACCAACAGATTCAATTAGAAGACAAAATCTTAGCTTTGAATGAGGCTCAGATCAAGTTGATAAAACAAAAAGTTGATGGTCTTAGTGTTACTAGTGGATTAGGGATGGATTCGTTTAAGAAACGTTATGAAGACTTACAAAGTCTTATAATGAATTATAATCACCAACCTCTAGATCTTGTATTAAAGAATCCTGAAATAAATCAATGGTGTACGTATGTACACAATCTTGAGCCACAATATATGTTCTATATAGATTCATATGTTTTAGCAGACAAAGGAAGATGTAAGAATAGAAAGATTTGGATTAATCGAGATCTTGCAAAACATGGTGATCTTCAGTTCATTATGAATAACGATCATTACAAACCAAGTTTTGAATACCAAGAAACATTCAACTCTTTATCATCAGATGAGATAAGTTATTTTACAGATGGTACATTCACACCAACAAAAGTTTACATAATGTACATGAGATATCCTCAATATATAAATAAGACAGGATATATAATGTTAGATGGTAGTCCATCATTTGATCAAGATTGTGAACTTGAATTATATTTAGAAGATGAATTGTTAGATCTTACAGTACAAAATCTAGCAATGTATACTGAAAATGCTTCTGCAGCTCAGAGTGCTCAATTCAGAATACAAACAAACGAATAAACTTTATTAACATTTAAAATAAATAAAAATGGCTGATTTTTCATTAACCACGTTATTCGTGGTTCCAGTAGGGCAAACTGCTGTCCCTAGCTCTGGCTCAACACAAGACCTAGATGAAGGTATTGTGGGTATCTTTGGTAGTAACTATGCATATGTTACTGCTGCTGGTACAAATCCAATTGCTTCTGCTCCTTACTTTTACGTAGCTCAAGGTAGAACAAACACTTATTTACAAGGATCAAAAAGATCTGACAAGATTTCAGGTAAAAACAATGCTGGTACAGGTCAAAATGTAACAGAATGGTACAAAGTATCAGGATGTCCAACTGCGGCAAACCAAATTACTGATGTAACTAATTTCACTGTACAATGTGGAGAAGTTATCACGTTAACTTTACGTGCTCACTCTTCTTATATTGATACATTGTATTTCAATGGTTTCACTCGTTCAGTAACTATCCAAGCTCCATGTTGTAATTGTGATGACAATCCATGTGATGATGTAAGTGCTAACACTATCATCAATGACTTGATCTATCAATTAAACTTGAAAGCTCCAGGAAACAACCCTGACAACATTTCTTTCTCTACATTCTATACATTTGAAAATATAGGTGGAACTACATTACGTATTACAGGAAAACCATTAACTAAATATGGTCAACCTTGTGATATCGCAGCGTTCCCTTTTGAATATGATAGAATGTCTTTTAGAACTTTTGTTTATTCTGGTCCAGCTACAACTGCTGACTTTATTGTAGCAGATGCTTGTAATTTAGTTGCTGATCCTATTATTAGACAACGTGCTTCTTATGCTACTGGTACATCTGCAGAAATTGCTCAATTAGAGAAAAACTTCTACAGTTACCAAGCTGGTTACTTGAAACATTTATATAGAATGAATGGTTACAACGAGAACTTTGAGTCTTGGGTATCTGATGGTGCTACTTATAACACTTTCTATATTAAATTCAACGAGTATAACAAATCTGAGTACCAATGGGGTGATTATATCATGGAAGATTCTACAGTGATTCTTGCTGTACCTCAAGGTGGTAGTAACTTAACTTCTACTTTTGAAACAATTTTAGAAGCTGCTTTAGGAACTGTAGTTGATAACAATGCTTGTATTACTACAACCACTACAACTTCTAGTGCTCCTGTATCTACAACAACTACTACTTCTACTCTTATTCCTTAAGAATAAAAGAAGAGAGTAAATTAATAATAACCTATGCCAGGGGATAGAGGATAACTCACATCCTCTGGCATATTTATTTAAAAACAACATGGCAAACTTACAATTAGATATATTAGTAGTTCCTACTTATAGTGTACTTACACTTGGTGTTGCAGATGCTTCTGTATATCCTACCAATCCTCCAGTGGTTTCTGCACCATCTATTGAGATTGACATTCCTGGATTTGGAACCAAAATATTACCTTTTGTTCCTAATGAAATCAATGTATTTACATCATCTAATTTAGGAATAACAGATCCTGGTTGCAATCAAGCTCTTCCTGATGGAATATATAGAATTAAATATTCTGTTGCTCCTGCATATGCAAACTATGTAGAGAAGACAATATTACGTGTTGATAAACTTCAAGAAAAGTTTGATAATGCATTTCTTCAATTAAATATGATGGAATGTGATAGAGCACTTAAAACACAATCTAGTGTACAATTAAATACAATCAACTTCTTTATTCAAGGAGCTATTTCAGCAGCTAATAACTGTGCAGAATATGAATCAAACACATTATATGCTCAAGCAGATAATATGTTAAACAACTTTTTAAAATCCAACTGTGGTTGTTCTGGTAACAACTACCTAATAAACTTTTATTAATTATGGCACAATGTACTTCATGCGGAGCTAGAGTGGGATGTGGATGTCAATTAACCAATGGGTTATGTGGACACTGTGCATCTAAAGTTGAAAAATAAAAAACCTGATTATGTTATCACCAAGACTAACTAATTGTCCAGAATGTGCAAACATTCCTTCTTTAATTAAGAAAATAGATTGCAAGTTGGCAGAACTTGGCAACAACTTATACAACAATATTTCATATATGTTGAATAAATCTGTGCCTTCTAATGACATACTTCAATTAATTGGATATAGAAGAATTCTTATGTACAAATATTACAATCCTAATTATGTGCATACCTACTCTGTACAAATGATTGCTAGTAGAGTGATTCGTCTTACATCAGGATGTGTTAGTAAATGTAATGAACCAGAACGTTGTTTAGAAGAACCTTGTGACATTACAATTGTACCAAATCCTACAACAACTACTAGTACTACTATTCAACCTACTACAACCACTACTAGTTCTAGTAGCACCTCAACTAGCACCAGTACAACCACTTCAACTAGTTCAACCACTACGACAACTACCACTACTATAGCTTCTATGTGTTTCTACATGGGAGGAGAAACTCCAGGTGATCTATATTCTTGTACTGTTGAACCTGAAGTAGGATTAATAAATGGAAAACCATATTATAAACTTCTTCTGCCAGATTGTACAACTCAATGGGTAGGTTTTGATGAACCTGTTTATATATGGTTCTCTACATCAGGGGATTATGTAAATCAATGGGTTGTCTCTGAATTATATAATGCAACAATTGGTAATGTATTTTCATATATTTCTTCAGGAGGAAGTGGTAGTTACCCTATTGGTACTTGGGAAGTTTTAGCAGACCAGATTTTTGTAGTTGATTCTTCAATAGGACCTTGTCCTACAACAACTACCACTAGTTCTAGCAGTACGTCAACTAGTAGCACTTCAACAACTAGTACAAGTTCAACAAGTACAACGTCTACTAGTAGCACTTCATCTACAACCACTACTAGTACCACATTACTTTTTCCAAGTGCATCACCTTGTGTATGGTCTAGAGATATAGATGTAGTTGGTTCAATAGATGTATACGATATTGATTCAAACACAACTGTTACTATATCTGTACCAAATGATTTTGCTACACCTACAGAAATTACAATGCAGGCTTCTACAAATAATAAATTGTGGATTGGTGATGGAGCAAATACAATTAAAGAGTGGGACATAATGCAAGAAACATTAAGTCTTTCTTTTGTTAGAGATATTAATGTTATTAGTTTTGGTTCTAGTCAAAATCAACCAAATACAATTGCTGCAATAAATGACACTACTATATTATTAGGAAATACTACAACTAGTGGTGGTTTAGCTAATATTGGATATTGGGACATAACTAGTCCTTCTGTTACAATTTCACTTGGTAATTCAGTAGCTTCTCGTAGTGTAGGTGTCACTAATACTTTTGGTGTAAATGAAGAAATTACTGGCATTGTTTATACAAATTCAGGAAATGTCATAATTAGCACTAGAAATAATTTTGTATCTTCTACTAATAATGTTGGTAACTTTATTAAACAATATGCAGGATTACCTAATCCTAGTTTTTCAATTCCATGGTTACCAAGTATAGGTGCAATTCGTGTACAAGATACAGTTGATTTTACCATTGGTTACACTGGAAGAAAAGCTTTTGATTTATTTGCTTGGAACGGAATAGTTTATTTAGTTAATCCAGAAACTTCTGATTTATATGAAGTAGAACAAAACTCAAACTATGGTCTTACTTTATTAGAAAGTAATTTAGGATATTCTGACACACAAACTTTTTGGGCATCAACAGGTTGTTCAAATGTAAACTTTGAAGTATATGCTCCTGATTGTACACCTACATCATTACCAGGTTTAAGATCTAGTGCAAGTGGTCCATATATTGGTCCAGTTAACTTTACTTATTTAGGAATGACTGTTCAAGCTAGTAGTGTTATTTATCAAGGTACTAGACCTGCAGCATATGCTAATGATATTTTTTCGTGTAGCGGACTTTCTGTTGGTAATACTCCTACTGTATTTACTATTGGAAATACAGGAAGTTGTTCATTAGATACTCCAGCATTTGATTATACATTGACATTTCCTTCTCCAGTTAATAATATACCATTTAGACTTGCAGTAGTAGATGGAAATGATGATTTTAGATTTACAACAAATGGAGGTACACCTACTATTACAGCAAATGTAAGTTGTTATATAGATATTGTTGGAAATGAATTATATGGAGTTGATGGAACATTTTTTGGTGGTGGTGGTGGAGAATTTGTTATAACTGCTCCATCTGATTATACTCAAGTAACAATATCAGGTACGAATTGTGGAAATGGTGGACCAATATGGTTAGGTTGTACAGATGATCCTGTAGTAACTACATCAACCACTACACTTTTTCCTCCTACAACAACAACAACTACAACAATAGCAGGTGTGAATACAGTGTTTACATATTTTGAAGGAGTAACTCCATAATAAAAAACAATATGCAATTAACAAATGAAATATTAAATAAGATAGATGAGTTAAGGAATTTACATCCTGATGCTATATCTATTGGTTATGGTCCTAAGATTTCAAATGGGGAAGCTACAGGAGATTCAGCTATAATTTATCAATTAAAAGAAAAAAAGAATATTGCTGATTTATCTCCAGAAGAAATAATTCCTTCTGAAATTCAAATAGGTGAAGATATAATTAAAACTGATATTGTTCAAATACATGCAGTTAGTTCACTTGTTTGTAACGTTGGATGTGGTGAAGATAATGGTGCAAGCTCTATTGATAATAGAACTTATACAAGACCTATTAAAGGGGCATTATCTATAACAACATCTAATCTATATCCATCAAGAGGAACAATAGGTAGTTTAGTTAAACACACTCAAAGTGGAGCTGTTGTAGGTCTTACAAATAATCACGTAACAATACAAGATGCATTTTACACATCACAGAGAAATCAAAGTGGTTTATTAAAGAATGAATACACTCCTGTTAATGTTATTTATCAAAATACTGAACCAAACGTACCTGACTCAGTTGATGTAATTGGACAAAGTTTAAGATATGTACCGATTGTACAATTTGGTACAGGAGTAAATCAAGTGGATGCTGCAATATTTTCATTAAGTGAAGACGTAGTTGATGTAGATTCATCTTGGGATCAAGTTGGTTTATCGTTAACACAAAATCCTCCTTTTGCTACAACATTAGAAATTAATAATTTGTATTCTACAAATCCACAATTATACAGTTCAGGAAGAACAACAGGTCCTAAGGGTGGGTCTTTGTGTCCATTAACTATTTATCAAGTTGGTGCAAATACATTAGTTAATTTTAAATTACAAGGTGTTGATACATTATGTACATTTACTAATTGTATTGTGTTTGTTAAACCTGATCCAGCTACACCAACTGCTCAAGTTCCTCAATGTTTTAGTCCAGTTAGACCTGGAGATTCAGGATCTTTATTATTAGCAGATATAGGTGGAACTATAAAAGTAATAGGATTAAATTTTGCTGGTGGTGAAGATGCAAATGGAAATACAATATATGGATATGCATGTAGAATAGATCAAGTTGCAGCTCAATTAGGAATTGAATGGTGGGATAATACAGAACCATTAACTGTTGTAGATCTTACATCTATTGAATATAAAACAACAGTTGGAGGAAACTCAAATAAAACATTAACTTGTTTAACAAAAGAATATTGGCAAGTAGGATTAACTGGATCATTAGATAACCCTTGTTAAAATAATAAATCAAATCTTTAAAATAAAATAATATGTCCAATTGCTCAAATTGTTATAACGGATGTACAGAGATTGTCTCTGACAGATGTGTTAGATATACAGGAATTGATGTTCCTGTCTTAGGAATTCAAACTGGTGATTCTCTATCTTTTGTAGAACAAGCACTAATTACGTTTCTTACATCTACATTAGATGGTACAGGAGTGAAAATTGATCTTGGTACCACAGTGATATGTAATCTTGTACAACAATATCTTCCTACTTGTGGAGATCTTTCTATTGTAGATATATCAAAAGCTCTTATAGAAGCTGCTTGTGATCTTCAAGAACAAGTAGATGCTATTGTAGCAGAACTTACTATATTAAATGCTAATTACACTTTACCAGCAAATTGTTTAACAGGAGTTACAAGTTCTTCAGATACACATGCTATTGTACAAGCTGTAATTAATACATTATGTACATTAAAAACAGATTTTGATCTTCTTGTTAATAATCTTCCTAATACATATGTTAGTATTGATGACATTGATACTTATATACAAGCTTATATAGATGGTACTTCTAGTGGATCATTATATAGTTCAAGAATGGTTCCATATGGTGTTGTAGCTTATTATGGTCCTTTAACAAACTTTAATTCTACAGGAGCAGGTACTGGAGATTGGAATAGAATTTATTTATGTAATGGAAACAATGGAACTCCTGACTTAAGAGGAAGAACTATTGTTGGTGCTATTAATGGTGTTCCTGGACCAACTATGAATCCTGCTGTAGATCCAGCAGTTTCTGGAAATCCTAATTATTCACTAGGTGGTGTAGCAGGAACAAATCAAGTTACTCTTGGTCTTCAAGAAATGCCTGATCACAACCATAATTTAGTAACTGTTGTTTCAACAGATGTTACAGATCCTGGACATTCACACACCTTTCAAGGAGTAACTAATTCTTCTGGAGATGGTAATGGTGGTAGACAGTCTGTACCAACAACTAGAACTACAGATCCTGCTTTAACAGGAATTACAATTGATGTAAATGTTGATGTAACTTGTCAAAATAATGGAGGTGGACTTCCTCACACAAATATACAACCAGTGAATGCTGCTTATTACATTATTTACTTACCTTAATAACTTATCAAAATGGCATATCCTTTTTTACCAGTTAATCCTTGCTGTACAGACGTAGTTATAAATGATCCTTGTGGGTGTAGTTCTACAATTACCAATAGTAGTTGTAACAACAACAATCCATGTAGCACTCATTTAACTATATCTAGTACTATTGTCTATGATGGTCCTGAATTACCATGTATAGTGGCTGAACCATGTGATACACTTAATGTAGTGTTACAAAAGATAGATGAGATTATTTGCACTTTGATAACACAGATAAATTATCTAACTAACCAAGTTACTAACATCACTAATCAAGTGATAGACATTAATGGTGATATAATTAATATATACAATACATTAGGTGAATGTTGTTCTGCAACTACTACTAGTACATCCACTACAGTACGTCCTTGTGAAAACTTCTCATTAAGTAACACAGGAGATGATCCTGTAGCTATAATTGTTACTGATTGTACTACACAAGAACAAGAAGCTATAGTATTGATGCCAGGAGATACAAATATTTGCGTTATAACAGATAGTCCTCTAACTGTTCCAGGTACAGTGATTGTTACACCAAACGGTCCTTGTGCTCCTTTAACAACTACCACTACATCATCTTCTACCACTAGTTCAACTAGTTCTACAACCACCACTACAACTACAGCAATTCCTTGTGAATGTCTTACATTCTCTAACAGTGATTCTGTTTCACATTCTATAAGTTATGAAGATTGCACTGGTACATTAATTAGTGGACTTCTTATAGATGCTTACGAAACTATAAAAGTTTGTGGATGTTGTGGACTTGCTGATAGTGAGTTTGTAACTATTAATATTGGTGCAAATTGTATTGATGACCAATGTCCAACTACTACCACTACCACCACTGCAGAATTATCTTGTATAGAAATATCAATTGATGTTAGTACAAATTGTCCAGATCAAGATTATGCATTAATTCAATATACAGATTGTGAAGGAAATGTTCAAACAGTTGAAACTAGTTCAGGTGAATTACTTACATTCTGTATGTTAAATTATCCACCTCCTGTATATTTATGTGGAACTGGAGGCTTTCAATATGGTGAAGCTTGTGCATTAACAACTACAACAACCACTACAATACCTTGTAGTTGTGTAGATATAATTATTAGTCAAGCTGATATTGATGATGCTACAGGAAATACTACGTTAAATGGAAATGTTAATGTAGAAGGGACAAATGGAAAACAAATAACTTGTGAGAATGAAGATATTGTTATGCATTACGACACTGCAGGAACTTATTCATATTGTTTAAAATCAAGTGTAATTCCTACGATTGAATTAACATATACAAAAAATAATATTATAGTAACTGATGTACAGAGTCAAGTTGTTAATTTAGAAACTCTTTGTTTAGTTAATGGTGAATGTGCTGTAACAACTACAACAACAACAACATTACCTGTAACCACAACAAGTACAACAACTACCATAGCACCAACTACAACTACTACTACTAGTATATTTTGCGATTGTTATGTTTATGAAGTTACTGTAACTGAAGAACAATTAGAGGATAGTGACAATGGTATAGTTTACGTGTATGTAGATGAAGCTTGTTTTTCTAATGAGTATTACACATTCTTATTTAATAAAGCTGGAACTGAAACTATTTGTGTAAGTAGAACTAATCCATATATTTCACAATATATAGAAATAGATTCAGAGATTACTCCTTTACCAGATCCTATAAAACTTAATGAATGTTGTCTTGCACCTATGTTCATATCTACTGAAAGTAAAGCAACTAATTCACCAGATACTTGTACTTATGAATTAACTACTACATTATATATTAAAACTGTTGGTCTTAATAAATATGCATATATAAATCCTGAAGGAACTATTCCTTTTGATGGACTTAACAGATGGTGGCATATACAAATACTTGGAGATGCTTCTGGATATGTAGAAATTAGAACAGATGGACGTGTTGAATATCCAATAACCTATTGTTAATAATTTAAAAATAAATAACGATGGCTGAGTGCTCTCAAATAAATAACACAAGTATAATAGGAACGAGTGCTGTCAAATATGATAGCACTCCACTTCCTTGTACAAATGTAAATACGTGTGATGGATTAAATGACATTCTTAGTAAGTTTGATGCTGTTATATGTTCTGCTACAGATAATGTGAATTCTCTTTTAGAAGAAGTAACTAATATCACTGAAGACTTAATGCTTATAACAGAAGATATAATTAATATCCAAAATCAGTTAGATATATGTTGTCCTATTTGTGATTTCACTGGAACTGCTAATCAAATTTTAAATTGTAATTTTATAGGAAATGCTAATCAACTTCCAGATCCTACAACTACTACTACTACTGTTCCTCCTACAACTACTACTACTACTGTTCCTCCTACAACTACTACTACTACTGTTCCTCCTACAACTACTACTACTACTGTTCCTCCTACAACTACTACTACTAGTACATCAACAAGTACAACAACAAGTACAACAACAGCTCCAGTTT